AGTGTTGAAATCATTAGTGAATTCACCATCAACTTTTGCCGTCAGACCAATAGTTCCAACAAAATTAGGTAGCAATACTACATCAATAGCATATATGAAATCGAAATCTGGATCTTCCTTTTTTCTACAAAGACAATAATTTTCAAATTCTTCAATGGTTAATATAGTAACAAATCCATTGTTATCAAAAGATTCATCTACCACTTTATTTCCAATTAGTATCTCATAAGAGGAAAAATCATCTGTTAATGAAAAATCATTTCTATTATCATATTCATCTCCAAGAATTACTAATGTTGTTGGCTCATCAACTGTTTGAAGTTCAATACATGTTCCGTCATAATCTTCTTTTTGTTCACCAACTAATTCATTCATATTATGACTGTGTTTCTCATGTTCTGGTTGTTTATGTTGTGCTTCGCACATTTCATTAAAATTAGGGTTTTCCGAGAATCCTAATTTAATTAGTTTATTGATAATATCAGCATGATCCATTTGACCTTCGTAAAAAAGTTTTTTATCTTCAACAAAAAACTTAGTTTGTTGTGATACTAAATCAAAATCTTTGAAATATTTAATAACATTTTTGTAATCTTCCAATTCAACCAAACCTTCTTCAGTATTACAACCAATATGTATTTGATATATTGCATTATCAAATAAATGCATAAAGTAATCTGTGTTAGGATAATTCATTGCTATCAACTTATCTTGAATAGTTTTTCTAACAGATTCTTCAAGATAAGTTTTTTCACTCAATACCATCGGAACATATATGAAATATCCATTTAATGGTTCTTGAATACCTAATGAATCGATACGAGAAGATAAAGTTTTAATTTCCTCATTACATTCACGAATTTTTGTAAAAGCTAAATTTTGTTGATTTTTAGCAATTTTTAACTCGTTTCTGTAATTGTCTAATGTTTCCAAAAGTTTCGCTAATTTTTGTTTTTTAGCTTCTAAAAACTCTTCAGCAATTTGAGCCCTTGTTCCTGTCAATTCTTCTTTTGGTTGAATTGGTAATGGAATAGGTGGTTCTTTTATTTCTACTTCTTCGTCATCATCTTCTAAAAAACTTAAATCTGCATCTTGTGGAATTTCTTTCCTAAGTGCAGGATTGAGTGTTTCACTTTCGTGAATTTGTTCTATATTCATATTTGTTGGATTTTCATTATCTTCATCTTCGTCAAAAAAGTTTAACAAATTGTTATATGGTTTTTTTGGTTCAACTATTAAATAGGCTTCAAATAACATTTTATCTTTACCTTCTTCTAATTCACCAAAATTCCTTTCTAATTTTTTTCTATTTTCATCTGTTATAGGATATTCTATATAAAATATAAAATCTGAATAAACAGATTTTTCCCTAAAACCAGATATAACACTTTCTTCAAACATTTCAACAAATCTTTGATGATCAGTTTCTGTTGTTTTAGCTATTTCACCTTCGGCAACAATTTCTTCAAAATCAAAAGTATTATCATCTTTTAAAGTCATTTGAAATTTAACACCGTCAAGATTTAATGTGTCAAAAAATTTACCATCAATAATTGCTGTTTTTGAAAGAAAATTGATACTACCAAAAGCACACATAAAATCATAAATACCTCTCTTGGATTGATATTTACCGTGTATTTTTGGCGCAATTTCTTCGGTATCTAAATCAATACCAAAATTTTCTCCTAAAACAAGTTTATTACCTGATTTACCAGATTTAATGTCTGCGACATCGCCGTCTGGTCCGACACCATAAACAACACCCGCTTTATCGAGTGCATCTTTTATATCTTTTGGAAACATATTTTTAATCCCATTTGGTATGGAATAAACCTTTTATTTGTTCATATTTTTCTGGTTGTTCGTTTATCAAGTCGCTTGGCGAAAAATGAGCATAATTTAATACCTCATCATTTGGAATAATACCTGTATTATACAGTAAAGCATTTTCCCAAGCATAATCGATATCTGTAGCAAATACTACTGAATTATTACCATTTTTATATACACCAATTACAGAACCTTTATCTTCCATATCTTTTGTATATTCTTTTTCTAATCTTGAAACGACAAATTCATATACTTTCATACATTTTTCTTCTGTGCCGATCCATAAATTGAAATCATAATCAGTTGGACAAAGTGATTCTTCACGGTAATTTTCGAATGTTTTATGAAATTTCCATGTTTCTTTTGGAACAAAAACTGTTGATATTGTATTTGTCATATCAATGCATCCTAATATATTATCAATGTATTCAGGATTTTCAATTTTTTTAACATTTGTAAGTTTTTTCTCCTTTTTTTGCGGAACGATATCTTCTACATCACTCAATATTTTTTCAATTTGGTGATTTCGGTGTTCAGCAGTAGTGACAGAACCTAGTTCATAGGCTCTTTGATAAAAAACTTCAAAAATATGTTCATAACCAAGTTCACGAGCAACATGACCTCTATTATAGGCTTTTTCTGGCGTATCAATAGAGTTAGCCATTTGTGCTGCTTTATTAACTTCTTTTTGCTTATCACCACCACATTTGGCGACAAGGTCTTTAATTCTCTTTTCGTTTTTAACGAATTCTGCTCTACTTTGTGGTTGCGGATTAAATCCAAATGAAGGCATAAAAATAAAAATTTATAAAAATAATAAAAATTGAAATTAGGTAAATAACCCACCTTCTGTATTAAATGCAATTTGTCTAATGTCCTCTACCTCGACGTCATAGTGTTGCTCACCCACTAGTCTATTTTGAGTTTAATCCTCGATGGTATAGCGACTTACTATTATAGGTTGTCTTCCATCTTAAGCAAAGATTGGCGGAGTTTCCTCACATCATATTTCTATGGTAGTGCTGCATAATAACCTAATTTCAATAATTAGTTTAATTCTAATTCTAAAGCATCTAATGATACTTTATCCCTTAAACGAATTAACTTCATTAAATCAATTTCAGATGCTCCTGCAAAAAAAGAATTATTTTCTAAATTTAAGTTAGCAAATTCCATATCACCAATTCTTTTTCTAGAAAAAGCAATATATTGTGCTAACATCAATTTTCGTGCATCTGAATTAGAATCCGCTTCATATAATTTTTGAAAATTATTAATGGTTGATTCTAATTTATTGATAACCTCTGTAAAGGTTAAATTTTCATCTTTTAATAGCTTATCAATTTTCCTGTCAATACTGGATTTTATAGTTTCTAATGTCATTTTATTTAACTTTAAGCAAATGTAAGAAAAAATTTTGAAAAATCAAAATTTTCAAATGAAAATTAAATATGTAAATGCGCCACCAACATATTAAATAATGGTAAATGAATATCACGAATTACCGAAGTATCTGCTTTTAATTCATTCAATGAATACCATTTAATTTCACCTAAATCGTCACCTGGTTTTGCCAAATCCATTTCATCATTTGCTAAACGGCATAAGAAAATCTGTGTCGTAATTTTATGTGGTGTTTTTTTATAACGAATATCATCTACAAACAATTCACCAATTAATTCCAATCTTTCTACATCAATTGTTAAAGTTGCTTCTTCTTTTAACTCTCTTGAAGCAGCAAACCGTGATGTTTCACCAGGATCACGAAATCCACCTGGAAATTGCCATTTTGGTTGCCCAGGTTTTCTACCTAACATAACTTGTATTCCTTCGTTAGTTGTTGAAATACATATCATATCAACCGTTGATAATGATATGGGAAAGGGGATTGAAGGAACACCATTGTTCTTTTTGTAAATAGCAATCATAGTGGCAATTGCGCCTTTAATTGCTATATTAATTTCTTCTTGACTAACATTTACCATTGCTTCTTTAACAATAGTTTCTGCTTGTTTTTCAAAACTTGTTAAAAGTTCGGATGAAATTTCCAATGATTCAGGAGTATACATAAATTATATTTTTTCTTTGATTTCAATAAATGGTAATAATTCAAAACCTGGAGTTGCTTCTAATACATCCATTAGAATCATTGCTTCGGATAAGATTCCGTTTAATTCTCTTTTCTCTAAATTAAGAATAAATGGAAATGTTTTACCGATTAATATAGATACATCTTCTACTTTACCACCAATGTTAGAAACAAGAATACGATTAAATTCTGCAAAATTAGCAGTCAATTTAACCATCTTCTTGTTTTTAGGAATGCGTTCCGCTTCGGAAATAACTCCGAAACGGATATCTAATTTATTTGCTGCTTCAGCAAATGTGTTAAAATCTATAATTTGTTTTTGCATAAATTAATTTTAAAATGCAAAGATAGACAAAAATAATTGAAACAACAAAATTATTTTTTACTAATTTTTTGTTTTAATTCTTTTAACTCACTCAAATACATTTCGGTAGGTTCAACTTTTTCTAACTCCAAAATCTCTTCCTTTTTTGTTAAAAAATCTTTTTTAAGTTTTTCAAACAACTCCTTTGTTAAACTCCACAATGGCATACGAAGTAGGTAGTCATAAGAATCATCAATTAGTTCTAAATTCATAGCGGTAATATCAGATATCAATTTTTCTTTGGATTTATTTTTAATATCTAATTTATTTTCTAATATGGCACGAATAAATTTTCCTCTGTTGGATAAGATTTTCAAGTCATATTTCAATCTGTCAAGCATGAATTGTTTTCTTTTTACATAAAATTTTAATCGGAAATCAACAAAATATTCAATAATTTCTGTATCTGCATCAAATAATTTTATTTTTCCAAATTCATCTAATGTTGTAAATATTTCAGTATTTGCTTCTTCTAATTTGAGTAATTTAATTAATTTTTCTTCATCTAAATTTGCCAAATCTTCCCTGGTAAATTTGATTGTATAATCAATATTATTTTTGCAATTATTATCATAACTTACTATTTTCTTTTTATCAACTAAATCATCTAAAATTTCCTCATATTTTTCATAAGTCATAGAAGGTGGCAATTCTGATATATGAATAGTGGTTGTATTTTTAACTTCTAATTTACCTCTTATTATCCATCTTTTATTATTTTCTACATCATTTATAAATTCACCTTTAAAATCTTTTACATATGGTTTTATTGTTTGAATCTTTTTACCTTTTAATAAAAAAGCACAAGCATCTATTAAATCATTTGGATTTCTATTTAAGATATTAGATGAAAAGCCAACGGCTATACCCGAAGAACCATTTAATAAAACTGTAGGTATAATTGGTAAGAAAAATTTAGGTTCAATTATTTCTCCTTCTTCTTCCTTATTTTCCAATAATTCAAAATCTTTATATAATAAACGGAAGTTTTTAGATAATTTAGTTCCAATATATCTTGGCGCACCTGGCTCAGGCGATCTTAAAGATCCAAATTGTCCATCTTCTTCTAATAATGGAAGAGAATTTTTAAATGATTGTGCCATATTAATACAAGCTTGTTCCAAACTTGAATTTCCGTGATGATAAAAACAATCAGAAGCTACTTTACCAGAAAGTTGAAATATTTTCATAGTTTTTTCATTACCATTTTTCCATATATCATTGGCAACATGTATAATTTTTCTTTGCACTGGTTTAAAAGAGTCAATACAACTTGGTAATGCTCTATTTTCAATAGTGTAGATGGAATATTCTTTATATTGTGTGCTTAAAAATTCTGTAATTGTTGTTTCCATAAGAATTATATTATATTTTTATGAAAAGTTTTAACCAATTCCCATGATGATAAGAGGTGTATTTTACTATATAAAATAAAAAGAAAAAAATGGAAATTTGTATTAGGTGTGGAAACGATTTTGATATAAGTATGATATCTAAAAAATATTTAGATAAAAATCCAGAACAATATAAATCTTGTTCTTATTGCCGTAAATATAGAAAATGTTTGAATTGTGAAAAAGAGTTTCACCATAAACAGAATCAAACTTGCTCTAAAAAATGTGCCCAGGAATTAAAAGAAAAATCTTGGTTAATTTCTTGTGGTGCAATACATAACTTTTCAAAAGATTCAACTTCCAGAAAAGATTGGGAGAGTAAATTACTAAATGAGGAAGGTATTACAAATGTTTTTCAAAGAAAAGAAGTTAAAGAAAAATCCAAAATTACTTGTATACAAAAATATGGAGAAGAGAAATATTCTTTAACTAATGAATGTAAAGAAAAAATTAAAAAAACTAGCTTAAAAAAATATGGTGTTGAAAACTATAGCAAAACTGAAGAATGGTTAAAATCTTTTAAAGAAACTAATTTAGAAAAATATGGAGTTGAAAATCATACACAAAATAAAGAAATAAAAGAAAAAATTAAAAAAACTAATCTTGATAAATATGGTGTATATACTTTATTTTTATTAAAAGATTTTCGTGAAGAAAGTATGATGAATAAATATGGAGTTCCTTATGCTTCTCAATTAGAATCGGTTAAGAAAAAAATTAAAGAAACAAGAAGTTCCAAAGATTTCATATATAAAATGATTGAAAAAGGTTATTTCTTAGATCCTCAAAAATTATCAGAAAAAGAATTATATTATCATTTAGTAAAACAGGAAACCAAAAATTCACTAAAAAATTATGGAGAAAATGTTTTTGGAAAAAATTGGCAAGATACGATTGGTAGAAAAGAAAATCATATCGATCATATTTATTCAATAAACGAAGGATTTAAAAATTGTATATTACCACATATAATAGGTTCGATTAATAATTTAAGAATAATACCTTTTATTAATAATTGTATTAAACAAAATAGATGTGATATTACATTAGAGGAATTGTTAGAAAAGATAAATCAATAAAGTATTTGTGGATATTTTTCGAATAATTTATATCCTAATTTTAATTTGCTTTCTAATAATGGTTTAGACCATTCAACTATTTCGATTACTTCTTTTAGTTTATCAGGTGTTTTTATTTCAGAATAAATTATACCAGAACTTAATGAAAATCCGATTATATCTCGTTTAATTTCTTTTTCAAATAATTTTACATTTATTTTAAATATATCTAATTCTGAAATTAATTTTTCTGTATATAAAAGATAAGGTGATAAAATCCTATTTGAATATGATTTATCAATCTCTGAAAGGTAATTTAAAAGAATATAATTTTGATATTCAAAATCAATGCAAGGATTAATAAACCAATTTAATTCTAACATAATATTATATATTAAAATATATCTAAATATTTCTCAACAGCACCATTTGATAATTTGATATAATCTTCATTTATATCAAATCCTATAAAATCTACACCTAATCTTTTACAAGCTACGCCTTCTGCGCCAGAACCACCAAATGGTATTACCACAAAACAATCAGTTTCAGGTTTAGATGATAAAATTAATTTTTCAGTTAATCTAAATGGTTTTTGAGTTGGATGCTTTAAACATTCATCTATATTAAACTTCTTTATTTCTTTAGCTGGATAAACTTGATCCTTATACAAAAAATATCTTTCACGACCGGCACCGCCGGCTAAAGTTGAAATATCCGTAAAAACATCTCTTGGTAAAGCACCTGATTCATGAGCAGTATAAACTGTTTCCGCAGATGAGCCAAATCTGGCAGTTGTGCTTGCGGTGCGTTTTTTACCGGCTGAATTTTTCAAAAAAGATTCTGTATAAGGAACTCTTACAGCATCACGATTAAATATAGGTTTATCTTTCCAAATATAAAGTATAGATTCATGCGTTCTCTGCCATCCATTATAAGTTGGGATGGTTTTATTTTGATAATGCCAAATTAACCATCTTTTTGGTAAATCTATACGAACTGATAAATAAGCAAGTATTTCAGAAAATCCATAAATATAAAGAGAGCCAGTTGGTTTTAAAACTCTAATACACTCTGCAATCCAAGTATCACACCAAATTAAATAGTCATTTAATTCTAAATTATCTTTACATATTCCAAAATCTACTTTAATGTTATATGGTGTATCAGCAATAATTATATCGGCTGAATTGTCGTCTAATAGTTTAAGTCCAGCAACAACATCTATAAGATGAAATTTATTTAATTCTAATTTCATGATATATATATGTAAATATAAATTAAAGTTGCTAAACTTATGTTTTAAAAGTTTATATAATTATATAAACTCTTTGTGTATTTTTTAATAAGACAGAAAGTTTATTTAATAGCAATTAAAAATAAATCAGGCACTAAATGGCAATTGAAAATAAATATAAAAAGTTAGACGATATCACCCATGTTCTACAGAGATCTGGAATGTACTTGGGTTCTATAAAAAATCATATAGGAAATAAATGGAGTCTCAGTGAGGACAAAATGTCTTTTCAAGAAAGAACCTACAATCCTGGCTTTCTTAAATTATTTGATGAAATTATTATGAATTCAGTTGATGAATTCAAAAGAGAAGGCACTAAACTTAACACAATAAAAGTTTCTATTAACGAAAATAAAATATCTGTTTGGGATAATGGTGGCATTCCCGTTGTTAAACATCAAGAACATAACGAATGGATACCAGAAATGATTTTTTCAAATCTTAAAGCAGGTTCAAATTTCAATGACGAAGAAGAAAGAACTGGTTCAGGGACTAATGGCGTAGGTTCATCATTAGTAAACATATTCTCAAAAGAATTTACGGTTTCAACTTGTGATGGCAAAAACCATTTTACTCAAATATTCTTTGATAATATGCGACAAAGAACCGAACCAACTATTGAAAAATCAAGAAAAAATCATACAGAAATAACTTATATTCCTGATTATGTAAGATTCAATATGGAAGGTTTGGATGAAATACATTTTAATTTAATTAAAAAAAGAACTCTTGATATAGCTGCTTGTAATCCGGGTATTAAAATTTATTTTAATAATGAATTAGTATCGGCTAAAACATTTTCGGATTATATTAAACTTTATACCGATGGTGCTTTTGTTGAAACAAATAAAGAAAAAAATTGGCATATTGGTATAGCAGCATCTAATGAAGGATTTAGACAAGTTTCATTTGTTAATTCAACAGAAACATATGATGGTGGAAGTCATTGCGATTATGTTTTAAATCAAATAATTTCAGAATTAAGAGTATTTTTTCAGAAAAAGCATAAAGTAGATATAAAACCTTCGGAGATAAAAAATCATATTTTTCTTTTCTTAAATACTACAATTATTAATCCAAGCTTTAGTTCGCAAACGAAGGAAAAGTTAATTACAGAAGTGAAAGATTTTGGCTATACATATCAAGTATCAACTAAATTAATTAAAGATATATTAAAATCAGAAATAGTAGAAACTATATTAGATTGGATTGCTCGCAAAAAAGATGCAGATGCAAATAAATTAGCGAGAGAAGTTAATAAAAATTTAGCTAAAATTAAAGTTGATAAATTAATTGATGCAAAAGGTAAAGATAGATTGAAATGTAGCATTGCCTTATTTGAAGGTGATTCAGCTTCTTCTCCATTTAGAGATTATCGTAATACAGAAACACAAGGCGCTTTTTGTTTAAGAGGTAAGTTTGTTAATGCAATGGATATGACAAATGATAAATTGATTCAAAATAAAGAAGTTCTTAATTTTATGGCTGCTATGGGTTTAAGATTAGGTGAAGTTGCTGTTCCTGATAAATTACGATATGGAAAAATTTTAATTTATACGGACGCTGATACGGATGGTTCAAGTATTGCAGCTTTATTAATCAATTTCTTTTATAAGTATTGGCCAGAATTATTTTATCATAATATGGTGTATAGGGTAGAAACTCCAATAGTGGTTAGTCAAAATATAAAATCAAAAAAGAAAATTAATTTTTATACACAAGACGAATATGCTAAATGGTTAGATTCAATAAACGCAAAAGATTGGATTATAAAATATAAGAAAGGATTAGCGGCTTTATCTAATGACGAATATGAAGAAATTATTTTAAAACCAAGGTTAATGTCTATTTTACCAGATGAGTTTTCATCAGATAGTTTGAACATATGGTTTGGAAAAGATTCTGAATTAAGAAAAGAACAATTATTAAAACTACAATAAAAAAAGCAACTCATTTGAGTTGCTTTTTTTATTGTTTTATATTATAACGTCATCTGGATTCCAATAAGGCTTTGGATTTTCTCTTAAATCCAACATTCTTCTCTCATAATCTTCGATTTGTTCATAAGTTAACCATTCTGGTTTTACTGGTAATTTTTCCCATGTTTCTTTCATTTTGGCAATATGTTCTTCGATGTTCTTCGTAAAAAGAACATTTTCCGAACCATTTCCATAATGCAAAAAATACTCACAATCATTTCTTAATCTATCAAGAAACATATAATTAAATTTATCATTATTCGTTTCATAATTTTCATTTACAAATGATTCAAAAGATTTAATCTTTTTTTCTTTTGTTGAAAGGAATTTTTCACCATCTAATGTTTTATTATTCGGTTTAGATATTTTACCTTTGTCAGGTGTATCTGCTAAAAACTCCTCACCATCCATTTTTGGTTGTGTTTTTGTTAAAGGCTTAGCAGCTTTTGCATCTATGTTAGATAGAGATTGTTCTGGTTTTAATTTTTTATTTTGCATTTATATATTTATTTATTTTTTCAAGAGCGGTTTTTAATTCTAATTCTGATAAATTAATTGAATTAATTTTTTTAGCAATTATAGAATCAAGTAAATCAATAATTATATCATTTAATAAATGTTCCTTACCTTCTAAATGTAAACGATTTGTTTTAATTTTCATAACTATATCCTGCAATTCAGAGATATTTTCCATTTTTTCAAACAATTGATTATACTTAAATATTTTCATAGTTTATATATTAATTTGATAGTCTGAATTTCCTTTTAAAACTTTAGAAAGTAATTCTTTATTTTCTAAATTTTCTACAAAATTAATAAATGAATCTAATAATTCCATTACTTCGTCCAATTCCATTAAATTATAATCTAATTTATCATGTATTTTCTGAAAATCACCCATAACAATATCAGATTCATATCTATCAACTAAATTCCAAACTTCATCAATAATTTTATTAATAGATTTTTTTTGTAATTCTAAATTGTTTAATAATTGTTTATATCGTTTTACATCATCATACACATCTTTTATTGTAATTGCTGTTATGTTAATAATATGTTTAGTTATTTCTATTTCTATTTTTTTAGAAATTTTTGTATATTTATCAACTAATTCTTGTTTTTGTTCCGGTGATAATTTCCAATCACTATTTTCAAAAAATTTTATGTATTTCATTATTTTAAAATTATTTTTAAGATCCAGTTATTGTATCATAACCATTATTTATAGCATATTTGGCAATTTTAACTAAATCATCTATATATGTATTATCATCAGAATGTGAAGCACCACTATAAAAGCGAATATTGCCTGTATTTTGGATTGAATCAATTGGTTCTGATTTATTGTTTTTAGCAGAATCAGATCGGTTTATAATTTCTTTGGCTGGTATATTAAATACAAAATCATCGGCATCTATATCAAATCCCATTTTTCTTAAAATTCTTTGGGCAGTTGAATTGCTAACATTTAATTGCGTTGTTTCTTTTTCAATATCATTATTATTTTCACGAATTGGAATTCTAATAACTCTTATTGTATCAATTGGTTGTCCTTTTTGATAGTGAACTATTAATTTTTTTGAACTATAAACCTCAGCAGTTAATTTACCTAACACAAGTTTATTATTTTTAGCAAATTCTTGAACTGCTCTAATAATTTTTTCTAATTGTTCTCTTGTTTCTACACCTGGATATAAATTAACTATTCCAGTTCTTTCAAATGCATACACGCCATCAGGAGTAAATTCTGCTTCATCGTAAGATTTAATTAAATTTTTATTAGCAAGATAAGATTTAAATGCATAAGATATGTGTAATAAATTATCCAATTCAGGTTTATAAACTGAGATAAGATTGCCTTTATCATCTATCATATTTTGCTTGCCATAATCCTTGATTGAAAAAGTTATACTTTCATTTAAATTCCAATTTTCAAATAATTTTAAATACTTCATAATGTATATATTTTTTAAACTAAATCAAAAATTAAAAATATAATCGTATTATGAATATAAAGTGTAATTTAATAGTTGATTTAAACTATATCCTCATGAGAGCAGTATTCACACTTTCCAAATCAAATGTTTTATATGGCAATTTATCCAAAGCATTAGAAACAAGTGTAACTAATTATAGACAATGGTTTCCATTTTCAAAGGTTTATCTTGTATCTGATTCAAAAGAAAAATCATGGAGAAAATCTATTTACAATGAATACAAAGCAAATAGAAAAAGAGACAACGACATTGATTGGGATTTTGTATACTCTACTTATGACGAATTTAAAAAATATATCTCCGATAAAGGATTTAGAATACTTGAATTAGGAGGAATTGAAGGCGATGATTGGATATCATATGTTGTGCAAACTTCTAATTTGAATGGTATGTGTAATATAATTGTTTCAAATGACCACGATATAAAACAACTTTTGAAGTTTGATGAAAATGAGGGGTATATTAATTTAATGACTAATGAAATTTTCAATAAAACCAAATTATTTTTACCACAAAATTATAATATTTTTATAAATAAATTGAAAAAACAAAATAATGATGACATTTTTTGTTTAAATAATAACGTGGCTTTTATCAAAATGATTTCTTCTTTTATTGAAAAACATGAAGTTGTTGAAATAAATCCTATACAATCATTAGTTGTTAAAATTATTTCTGGTGATACCTCAGATAACATTAGTTCTGTATGGACAACATATTCGGAAAATGGGAAAAAAAGAGGTGTTGGAGAAAAAAGTGCTTTAGCTATTTTTGAAAAATATATTGCTGAATTTGGCGAACCTTCATTAGAAGATCCTGAATTGGTTGAAAATATTGCTGATTTAGTATTAGAAAAAAGGAAAGTTCCAGTATCAAATATGGGTAAAATAATTGAAAATTTATCTTTAAATAAACAATTAGTAGATTTAAGATTATCTAATTTACCAAATCATATAATTACAAAAATGGAAAATAAATTTAACAATTATGTATGATGAAGGACAACAATATCTTTACAATAAAATCTTTAAACAAGGTATTTTAAATAAAGAAAAATTAAATTTATTACGCTCACATGATAGAGAAATACAATCAGTATTTGGTAATTATAATTTAAGTAAAGATTTTATTTTAGAAATTAATGCTTATTTCAATTATTGTAAAGAAATTATAATGACTAATCCTTCTTATGTGACTGATATACTTTCGTATGATAAAATATTATTGGAAAAAAATAAACATGTTATAATAAGCAATGAGATCCTTTTAATTAAGGAAAAACTTGAAGAAAAATTAAATAAAAGAAGTAAAATTATTGGCAAAGTTTATAACTACAAAACTAATAAATTAGAATATGAATTAGAAGATGGGGCATTTGTTGAAATATCCAAAGATAGTTTATCAAAACCAATAATCGAATTAGATAAATCAATTTTTCCTGATTGTTGGTTATATATATCTGGAGATATTGCATCTTTACGAAACAATAGAATTAACGATATTTTGGAATGATATTTAAAGTTGATTTAATACATAATTTAGATTTTTATTCTAAAGAAGAATTTAATGTAATTAACGATTTATTTAATAAATTAAATTGGTATGGAGAATTAGAACCATCGAATGGGTCTGTTATACTTTTAACTAAAGTTTCGCATATTATCGAAAATTTTTTTATTGAAAATAATATATTGTGGGGTAATATCAAATTATTAGATACAACTAATGGGAAAATTATTAAAGAAATCTTAAAAGATGTCAATTTTAACATACTACCAATTTTGAATAGGGAAAACAGAATATTAAATATATTAGACAACACTGATCATAAATATATATACCCATCTGATTTATTAAAATTATATGGATTAATGTTTTGTAAAAGAGCTTCTTATAAAGGTAATAAATTATATAAAATATTTACATTTGATATAATTTCATCTTAAAATTTTATTACTTATATATTTATTTTCAACTTAATTTTTATTATTTATATAAAAAATAAAAATAAATTATGCAAGAAAATAATTTAACACAAACCGAAATTGTGGTAGTTTTAGACCGTTCTGGCTCTATGGGCTCAATAGCTAAAGCAACAGTAGAAGGATTTAATACCTTTCTTAATGAACAAAAAAATGCTGAAGGTGAAGCCTATCTTACTTTGGTTCAATTTGATGACAGATATGAAGTTAATTATAAATCCGTACCTATTAAAGATGTTCCAGAATTAATTAATGGGGAAACATATATACCTCGTGCAACCACTGCTCTTTTTGATTCAATTGGTAAAACAATAAATGAATTACAAACTGATAGAGATGTAGTGTTTGTAATTATAACAGATGGACATGAAAATGCTTCAAAAGAATTTAAACAAGAAGCAATTAAAAATATGATAGAAACATTGGAAAAAGAAAATAATTGGAAATTTTTATTTTTAGCTGCTAATCAAGATGCAGTGACTACTGGTCGTTCGATTGGAGTTAAAAGTTCTAATAGTATGAGTTGGGCGGCTAGTGCTGATGGTGTTGGTAATACTTTCGTGTCTATGAGTGCTAATATAGGTTCTTATCGCAAAGCTAAAACATCTTATGATTCATATGTAGCAGAAAATTCAGATAAAAACATTAATTATGCTGATTATATGGCAGAAGCTAGTTTACAAAGCTTATCATTTTCGGATAAACAAAGAGACAAATCTATGGATAAAAAAGAAGATAAAACAGATAAAAATGCATAATCAATCTTTAGCAGCTATTGAAAAAGAAATTCAATAGTCAAATCGAACCAATTAATTTATGGGTTAAAACACCATATAAAAGTGGTATTTTTGATTCTGCTGGTTGTATGGCTATTTTGAATTAAATTTATGTAAAAATCTAACATTAGAAAATATGGATGAAACTGCAAAAAGAGCAAATGAAATTAGAAATAAATATAATATTAAAAAATCGTGAGTAAAAACTTACGATTTTTTATTAATACAATGTTTATGACAATAGATGATAATATTTTAGCAATTTCCAACTGTATTTTTAGAAATCCTGAAAATTGGATATATGTTGATGATTCTTTAAAGAAAAAATGGTTTTTTATATTTAATCGTTATTTTTCAAAGAAATATCCAGAATATGCACAATTTTTAAATGATAAATTACAAGATGAAATTTCTGGTATGAATTTAATTCATGCTTTCCTAAGTAGAAAACCATATCCAAAATGGTTCTGGTCTAAAAGTGAAAAAAAAGAAAAAAAGATTTTGTTTAACGAAAAAGAAATCTTATCTTTGCAGCAAAAATACGAATTTGTTGATGCTGAAATTGAACTCTTAATAATGTATCATTCGGCTGAAATAAAGGAGGAATTAAAATATATTAAATCCTTAACTGAAGAAATGAAATGAAATATTTCAAATTATCAATTGGTATAAATCACCATAAATATGGAAATGATTTTAAGTATTCAGAAATATCAAATGAAGAATACTTAAACATTAAAAATGAATTTTTTCTAAATTCTAATTATCGTTTTGGTGTATCTGGTGATACAGAACATAACATGATATGGGATTTTGACGGTACTAATGATAAAGGTTATATATATGCTATAGCAACAGAAGATACATTTGATTCTATAAAAGATACTATTTTTCGTGAAGTAAATCAATTTATTGCTAAAACTATTTCTTGGAAGACAAAAGAAATTAATAATTTGATGCTATCAATAAATACACTACAACAACATCCGATTTATAAAAATTAATTAATATTATATGGCACATCAAGAAACAAATTGGTACACTGTCAAAGTGCAGAACAATTACGAAGCGAAAGTCAAAGAAAGAATTGAACTTGAACTTGGAAGGAATAAATATGATGTAAAAATCGTTATTCCTATGGATAGAACTTTTTCTGTTAAAAAGGGGAAAAAGATATTCAAAGATAAGGTTAAATTCCCTGGTTATTTATTTGTTGAAACTACAAATGTAGCTGAATTGAATGCAGTTATTCGACAAACAACAGGAGCTACCAAAGTTGTCACCACAAGAGATACAGAAGGTAAAGAAATTCCTGCTCGTTTAAGACATTCAGAAGTTGTGGCTATGTTATTAGCAGATGAGGAATTACAAAACCCAGTTGCCGAAGATGCATATATTGTTGGACAATATGTTAAAATTATTGATGGTGCTTTTTGTGATTTTGAAGGAACTATTGATAGTATTGATTTAGAACATCAAAAAGTTAAAGTTCTTGTTAAAATCTTCGGTAAAATGACACCAGTTGACCTTACATTTGATCAAATAAATAAGATATAATAATGGAAGGCAAAACTGGAATTATAACTTGGGGTGACAAAACAACATCAAAAGTTATTGTTGAAAAAATTCAATATTATAGTTATTTACCAAATGATTATTGGTTAGATTATGCTGAAGATGAAACACATAGACCATTGATACATCCAGATTATGGTAAAGTAGACGAAATAATTGCACCAATATTATTACCAGAAGAATTGTTTTACCGTGTTTTTGATGATTTACAACCATCATTTTCTAAAAAATTGGAAGCTTATATTAAGGACAATTATGACGAACAAAATCAACAAAAAGCTTTTCAATTATTTAATCAAATAAAGTCATTAAAAAATGAACAATACATAATTGATAACTACTTTGATAAATAAGATTAAGCAATGATAAAAAAACCACACTATAATAGTGTGGTTTTTTTATGTTTTATATATAGAAATAAAAAAAAATGGCTAAATCTAAATCTGGTTCAAATGACAGCAAAAAGATTTCTTTTGGTAAAAAGAAAGTTGGAAAAGCAAAAAAATCTTTTAATAAACATGATAAAAAAGAAAGAAACTACAGGGGGCAGGGTAGATAAAGAAAAGCGGTTATTAATAACCGCTTTTTCTTTATGTAAAATTAGATTTTGTAATTTTTAACCTTAAATATAATCAGTTCTATATTTAAATAATGCTATATCTTTCATCTTGCATTCCAATTCAACATCTACGTCTATACCAAAATTTTCAAATTTTTCGTATAAAAAATCAGTATGCGTTTGAATAGTTGTTAAATTATCTTCATGTAATTTTCTAGAAGAAGAATGATGACATAATGGCTTTATATCACCCCATGTTGAAATTGCTAATTTAAATGATTCTTCCCAAGTATAACCGCCAGAATGACAAGAATGATGCAAAGAATCAGCAATAATTGGAATTCCAATTTGCTTATGAACCAATCTATACAAATCTTGAACGGTATATTGTGCCTGTTTGTCATCATTTTCAACCGTTAATCTTTTTTTCGTTGTTTCATTTAGTAACCAAAAAGAGTTACAAAATCTTTGTGCAGCATCTTCTAATGTTGGTTTAGTTGTATTCAAATGTATATTAATTGAATAATATGTATTTGCAGGCAATCCCATTAAATCTAACATTTGTGAATGCTTATTTAACTCATCAATTGATTTTTCCACAACATCTAAATTCTCGGAAGCCAATACTACATATTGGCCCGGATGACATCCCATTCTTATTTTATTATTTAAAATAAAATCTCCTATATCTTTAAGGAGTTTTTTTATAATATCCCAATTAGGTAAATCTTCAAGATTATAGTGTGTAAACCATGGAAACATATCGGAACTCATCCTATAAACATAAATGTTATTTTTAATGTTATATTTCAGAATCTTCAAACAATCTTTTAAATTGAGAATTGATAACTCGGAACAATATTCTAAACCTTTTGCATCAAAAGTTTTTTTAATCATTCCACGATTTACCGATATTTCGTCTTTCTTTTTAAGTCCTTCGTTTATTCCAAGGGAAATGCAGCAGTAGCCGATATTAACAGACATTTAATATATTTTTTTGAGATGCAAAAATAAAGAAAAAATTTGTAAAAAAATACACACACATACACATTATTTTTTTATATATAAAATAAAAAACACATGATAATATACCGAATTTTAAATATTAAAAATAATAAATCTTATATAGGTCAATCTGTGCATTCATTTAATATCAGATATAAAGGAGGTAAATGGTGGAAATATACACATAACGAAATACTAAAAAATGCCGTAAATAAATATGGTATAGATAGTTTTACAATAGAAATTCTGAAAGATGATATTGAAAATATTGAAGACTTAAATAAATTTGAAAGTTATTATGCTGATATGTATAATACATATCGTCCTAACGGGTATAATATAAATGGTTGTGGAAATAATAGATTTGTGGACGATGTGTTGAAAAAACAATTATCTAAAGCAAGATTAGGAACTGACTATCAGCCAAAAAATAAAATATCTTCGCAATATAAAGGTGTTTATTGGAAAGAATCGAAAAAATCTTGGTTATGCAGGTTCCACAATAATTTACTCAGGAAAGATAAGTATGCATCTTCTGAAATAGAAGCTGCTGAAATTTATGATAAAGTTTCTTTATTTTTATTTGGAGAAAATTGTTATATTAATTTTGAAGAAAAACGATATGAATATTTAAAAATGGATTTGAAAGATTTTTATGAAAATTGTTTTTTACAACAAAAAAAGAAAAGGAATGAAAATTATTTCAAAGACCATACTGAATTATTAGAAGAAATAAAACCTTTAATCTGGAGTATGTCTATTCCTAAAATAGCATCTCTTTTATCTACTACTCCAAAAAAAGTATCATATTGTATAAAAAAATATAATTTAGAAACACCACCAAAAAATTATTGGCAAAAAATAAAAAAATAAAATGAAAACAAGATTAAACTTTACAATTGAAGAAAATATTTCGGATGAATTCAAAAAAATATGTAATAATGAATGTATCAACATGTCTAAATTAATAGAAAGATTCATGGAAGATTTTATTAAGAAAAACATACAATATAATAATGTAAACAAAAATGATGTTGATAATTAATATATACTATATGAAAATACAGAAATTTCGTGAATATTTAATTTTAGAAGGTAATAGTCCTGAGGAATACATGGCTAATTTATTAAACCAAATTAAAGCAAAATTAGATCCTATTTTTGATCCTAATAAAGTTAGAACCTTAAAAGATTTTAAAAATTCAAATCTTCAACTTATGAATACGCCAGAAGTTGATAATTTTCCTATTACAGCAAGAAGTCTTAAATATAAATTTTCCGATGATGGACATAGTGTTTACGAATTAACATTTACTGTAGATTTAAAAGATGCAATTAATCCTAAACCAGATGAAGATTACAAAACTTCGGAAATTAAAAAAGTTCATGTTTCATTTAAAAAATACACAACAGAAGGAACTTCTTTAAATATGGTTGGACAATTAATGGATAGAACTGTTGCACCAGATGAAATTAATCCTGATTTTTTAATTCAATTAAAATTAGATTTAGATGAAGGTAAAACCGAAGCTGATGAAGAGGAAGAATTTAAGATAGAAACTGGTGAAGAAACTTCGCAACCACAATCACAAGGACAAACTACTCAACAATCAACGCAAGGACAACAACCAGCAGAAGAATCGGAAGAGCAAACTACAACACCAGCACAGGGACAAGAATAATCTATATATAGGTTATGGAGTATAATATCGTCACAAACACTCGCATAACACAGGCTATTAAAGGTTATAAAAACTTCACCAAATCTCTCGGTTATGCGTCAACTACGGAACAGAATAATGAAAGAGTTTTAAGTAATGCAGATAAGTTTGCGCATTTTTACAATAAAAGATATAAAGCAACTATATTAGGACAAGGCTATATTGGTGATATATCAGTTTATATTGATTATTTTATTAAAGATGATCAGTTAGCTATTTATGTAAATGAAGAAGAATTTGTTTATGATTTTAATTGGAATTTATATAAAGAAAAAGGAATTGAATGGTATTTAGGACATTTATTAAAACAAGTAGATTTTGAATTACAAAAAATAAAAGAAACTAAACAAGAAAAAAAAGAAGAAAAAGAAATTCAAAAATCTACTGGGGATCCTTATAAACTTGTCGTTGGACATCCACATTATAATCCTGGTTCAGTAAAATGGGAAGATATTAAAGCGTATCAAGAAGCGAAAAGAAGTGGTTTAATTAAATAATTAAAAAATTAATTTGTTAAAATTATACTAATTAAGTAAATTTGCTTTGTATGATAAAAATTGATATTTCACAAGTACCGCTCATATCCTCCTCTTTCTATATATTCAGGTAATTTAATTTACGAAGATATATATCGGAAAATAGAAGATGTTATTAATGATAAGACAAATTTGCAAATTCGGTATTCTATATTTTATGACAAAGAATGTCTCAGTGGATATTATATAAAAAATTTAAAACAAATTAATATAGAAATATTTCAAAAAGAAACAAAATGGTTTATTTTCAAAACAGAAAATAAACTTGACAATAAAAAGTTATATATAAGATATTTAAATAAATATTATTTATTATTTTTTCAAGAAAAAATATATGTAATTCCAACTTTAGAAGAATTATTACAAATACTCACAATAATCGATTTCTCCAAAATTGAGGAATTTGACGAAACTTATATTAAAGCCAAATGGCGAGAAATCCAAATAAATTCAATTTTAGACTAATGAGAACAATACATTTAGCAAAATTTCCAGATAAACCAGAAGTATTAAAAACCTCAATTATATTCACAGAACCCAATAAAATATGTAAGGGATTTTAGAAACTTTCTCTAAAAAGAAAGTATAACATTAATGATAAATCAAATCTATAATGAAAGCAATTTAATTACCATGTCTAAAATAGCTGATGCTTTTGTAGACGGTATAATAACAAGTCCGCCATATAACCTAACAACTAAAAGAAAAGATGTTTACTATAATAATGGTTATTCAGATATAGATAATTTAACAGAAGAAGAATATATTAATTTAAGGATTACTGAATTTAAAGAGTTTGAAAGGATATTAAAAGATAATGGTGTTATACTATATAATATATCATATCATAATGAAAATCCAATTCTTCCACTTTTATTAATAACCGAAATTCATAAACAAACAAATTTAACAATAGCAGATATGATAAGTTGGAAAAAAGGAAATAGTATTCCATTCCAAACCTCGCCCACAAAACTTTCCCGATTAGTGGAACAAATTTATGTAATTGTTAAAAAAGATAAATTACATACATTTAAAACAAATAAAGAAATTTCAAAAATAAACGAAAAAACAGGACAAAAATTTTATAAAAATTATAC